CAATCACTTCAAAAGAAATTGATGTTGTAAAAATTGCTGGCGCAAACAAAGTATCAGTTGAACTTCTTGACAGAAGCGACCCTGCATACCTAGATGTGTTATTGCGTGAACTTGCAGCATCATGGGCTCAAAAAGCAGATGCTTATGCATTTTCAATTGCATTAGCAGCACCAGGATCATCTTCTGGCGCAACACTTTACGCAGCAATTGCTGATGGTATTGCAGATTCATATGCAGTACTTCGCAAAACTCCTAACAGATTCCTTGCAGACACAGGAAACTTTGCAGAGTTACTTGCAGCAGTAGATGGATCACAGAGACCTCTATTTGCGGCGGCAGCGCCTCAAAATGCGGCAGGTCTTATGACTCAAGGCTCAACAGCAGGAACAATCGCAGGATTGGGATTAGTTGTTGATCCAAACTTTGACACCGGAACAGGCGTTAAAGGCGTTGTTTATTCATCTGATGCAGCAACAATGTACAAATCAAGTGCATTCCAATTGCGCACCAATCAAGTCTCGACTGGTGAAGTTGAGATCGGAATATACGGATATGTCGCCACATGTGCGAAATATCCAACTGCATTCCGTAATTTGACTGTTGCTTAATTAGCGACCAAAGAGTTGCCTGGCAGGTTAGACCCCTGTCCTGCCAGGTAACACCACACACGAAAGGTAAGACATGCCATCAATCATCACAGCATCAGAACTGCGCGCAGCATTAAATGGAGTCAGTTCAACTTTGTATTCAGATGCAATTCTTGATGAAATAATTGATACAGCAGAATCAGTTGTTGGCAATCTTTTAGTTCAATGGAACGCACCAATTGATAAACAGTACACAGAGAGTGCAACTTCAACAGTTTTGCATTCAACAAAACCCCACAAACTTTACGCAACACAAGTAGTCACAATCACCGGTGTTACTGGACATAATGGATCAAAAACAGTATCTGAAATTGTTGATGAATTTACTTTCAAAATTACAACAGCAGGTGCAACTGAACACGATTGGCGAAATATCATCCCAAATGGCTTAGTTACAGTAAATGGTCTGTCACAATACGCAGATGTTGCACCAGTTGAATCAGCAGTGCTAACAGTTTCATTAGATGTATTCAAAGCGCGCACCAGTGCCGGGTCAAGTCAGAGTGGACTGGATTTTGTGCCACAACCTTACATATTAGGCCGTACAATTCAAAACAGAATTATTGGAATGCTTGGCGCATACATTGATGTTGAGGCGTTAATCGGATGACATTAGCAACACTACGCGCAAACCTTAAAACAGCCATCACATCAAACAGCATATATTCAGTTGTTGATTTTGGTTCAGAATTTGTCACAACACCATCAATTATGATTTTGTCATCTGATCCATGGCTTGAACCAGTAACACTTGGAAACAATAAGGCTTGGCGTGTTAGATATACATTAGAATTAGTTGCAGCACCAAACACAAATCCTGGTGCATTAGTACAACTTGAAACAATGGTTGGAACAGTCCTTCCATTGATTCCACAATCTTGGCAGATACTCTCAGTTTCCAGCCCAAGGATACGACAGGCGAATAGCAATGATGTTTATTCGGTTGAAGTGTCAATTACAACAATATACAATCCATAAGAAAGGAAAGACAAAATGCCAACATCAGTATTTACAGGTAGAAATATTGCACTGACCTACAAGGCAGTGAATTATGATGACCAAATTACAAGTGCAACAGTTACATTAGATGATCCAAACGGACAAGTGCAAACCTTGAATGGATTAGTTGATTATGTAATTGACAAAGAAGTTGGAACAGTAACACTTGAAATCCTGCAAGACTGGGGCGTTGCGAGTGGCTTCTGTGACACATTGTGGACAGATGCAGATACAAATCCAACCACAACACAAGCAATGACATTAGCAATCAACGGCAAAACAATGACATTGACTGTACTTCCAAAAAGACCAGATTTTGGTGGAACTGCACCAGATGCATTAACTGTTACAGTAACAATGCCAATCCGATCAGTATCAATAGCGTAACTATCGAACAGGGGTCACCTAATGTTTAAGATACAAATAGAATGGACACTTGCAAATGGAAAGTCCTACGAAGAATGGACTATTCCATGGGAAATTGCTCAGGCTGAAAAAGAGACTAAAACATCTTTCATTGAGTCTTTCAAAAAAGAATTACCTCCAAGCCTGGAACAACAATTCTGGCTCGCATACCAAATGCAAAAACGAATCAGTGATAAGCCAGTTGGTAAGTTTGAAGATTGGCGATCACAAGTTGTTCACATCAATTCAAAGGATTTTGCAACAACAAATTTTACACAGCCGGAAGCATAGAACGGACTTTGATAGAACTGGCAATTGTTTCGCGCCAACCATTGTCAGAGTTCAAAACGCTTTCGGCAGAGCAGGTATCAACAATTGCAGATGTGGTGAGTAAATATCATGGCAACTAGACCTTTTGAAATTAAGATTGCTGACAAAGATATCAAAGCCATATTAAACACTTTCAAAAACATGGATGATATTGCAAAAGAAGATATGAAGAAAACATCCAGAGATATTGCTAATGATGCTGCATCTGCCATTGGTTCAGCATTGCAAGCAACTAAACAAGGTCAAGCACTTGCAAGATCAATTAAAGTTTCAAACAGTTTCAAACGAGGCCCAGTTATTAGCATTGGTGGGGATAATCCAAAACTTGCAAATGGTACACCAGTTGGTGCAATTGCACTTGGTGTTGAATTTGGTGCTTATCAAGACAGGCCACGCAAGAGAAAAGGCAAATCAACTGATTATGTTGGTTATAGACAATTTCAACCAAGATCACCACGCGAGGGCAGAGGCAATGCCGGTTACTTTATATTTCCAACACTCAAAGCATTGCAACCTTATATAACCAAAAGATGGGTTGATGAAGTTGATAGAATAAGACGAGAATGGCGCGAAAGGAATTAACATGGCAGACATTAGAACACTGAAACTGCAATTACTTGCAGACACAGCGCAATTCTCAACTGGCTTAAATAAAGCATCAACAGACACACAATCCTTTACTTCTAAAGTAGATAAGATTGTTGCAACAGCAGCCAAAGCATTTCTAGGCCTTGCAACAGCAGTTGGCACAGCAGCATTTGCAATTGGTGTCAGTGCAGTTAAGGCTGCCATTGAAGATGAAAAAGCCCAGGTTAGCCTGGCTCAAACTTTACGCAACACAACTAAAGCAACAGATCAACAGATTGCAGCAACCGAAGATTATATTGATGCAACTGCCAGAGCCACAGGCATTGCAGATGATCAGTTAAGACCATCACTGGATCGTTTGGTCAGATCAACTCAAGATGTCACTAAAGCACAAAAACTTCAACAACTTGCATTAGACATTGCAGCCGGTACAGGCAAAGATTTAGCAGCAGTCACAGAAGCCCTAGGCAAAGCCTATGACGGCAATTTAGGTGCATTAAAGCGTATTGGTGTACCACTTGATGAAAACATTGTCAAGACTAAAGATTTTGATGCAGCAGTCATTGCATTGTCAAATACATTTGCAGGTCAAGCAGCAGCAGCAGCCGAAACATTTGCAGGAAGAATGTCTAGGGTTCAAATTGCAGTTGATGAAGCCAAAGAACAAATTGGATTTGCTTTGCTACCATTTATGGAAAAACTTGCAAAGTTTACAACAGATAATTTAGTTCCAGCACTTGAGGGATTAGTTAATGGATTGACTAGAAGTGGCAAACAAGGATTGACTAAAGCCTTTTATGATGCCGGAACTGGTGCAGTGACATTTGGTTATGACATGGAATCCACTGAGGGTTCAGCATATTTATTGGGTGAGCAATTAAGAGATTTAGGTGATGCAATAGGCAAACTGTTGCAAATTGATCCTACAACTGGTGAGAGTTCATTGATTAAGTTAATTGATTCATTTACAACACTTATTGGAAAGATTGAATCAGCAGTTGCAGCATACGAAAGATTCAAAGAATCATTTATTGGTGGTGCAATTTTAGACATTTCAACTGCACCAATCAGAGCAGCAGGGCAATTAGCACAAGGTGATGTTCGAGGTGCAGTTACTGTTGTAAATAATTTTGGTGCAACCAATTCTAAGTCACAAGCCAAAACAGTTGTCAAATCAATCAACAACGCTGCAAAGGCTGGCACTGTCAATAAGTTTGTCAAGCCAATGATTCCAGGTAGATAATCGTGCCTTGGTCACCAAACGCCACAGTTAAAATTAACGGCACAGCCGTCACCAATTACACACTTGAGGGTGTGCAAATTAGTATGGGTCGTGATGATGTACAACAACAATCATCAGCAGGATTTGCCACAATTGATTTCTTAAACTTGCCATACACAGATGTTGAAATCTTTGACACAATACAAGTTACATTAGATAATTTCACAGGTGTTGATACAACAATCTTCACAGGCTTGGTTACAGATGTTTCAGTTTCAGTGCTTGATGCTGGCACAACAAACACATTTATTACACAGATCAGTGCATCTGGTGGGTTATCAGAATTAGCAGCAAAAGAAGCAAACCTGGTTGGTTATGCTGAGCAAAAAGATGGTGACAGAATTGTATCTGTTATTACTGACACTTTTGGCCTTAAATGGAATGAATTACCTGCAACACAAGTTTGGACTGATTACACAACTGAGACTTGGGATTCATTGCTCGGTGTTGATATTTCAGCAATTGACACACCTGGCACATATGATCTGTTCAGTTCACTTGCAACACCAGAACCATTAAATGCTTTGAACTATGTTCAGATTGTTGCAGACTCAGGCAGTGGCTTTATCTATGAAACAACATCCGGTGGCATTGGTTACCAGGATCAGGATGCAAGAAGTGATTATGTGTCAGCAAATGGCTTTGTGGACATATCTAAAAACTTTATTTTGGCAGATGGTATTAGCGTAACAACATCCCGAAATGACATCATCAATGATGTGATCGTTGTTTATGGTGCAGCAGAAGATGCAGTTCAAACAGAGGAATTGGATTCAATTAGCCAGTACGGCAGAGTAACACAAACAGTTCAAACATTCTTAAAGAATCAAACAGATGCTGAAACTTTGGCAGATCGTCTAGTGCTTTTGAATGCTTATCCTCAACCAGTTATCCAGGGCATTCAAATACAGATTGATGCCCCAACTATGACATCGTCATTGCTAAATTCACTTGTTGGTGTATTCTTTGGTATGCCGGTATCAGTCACAGACTTCCCTGCACTCTTATTCCCAAATCAATTCTTTGGTTATGTAGAGGGATGGGAATGGGACATTGACAGGTTCACTGCACGCTTAACTTTGAATGTGTCAGACTTTACATTCTCAGCAGTTCCAGTGGCGTGGCAAGATGTATTTGCCGGTGAAATCTGGAGTACAATAGATCCATCACTACAATGGCAAGATGCCTTATTAGGAGTTAATTAACACATGGCAACAACTACACCAAACTATGGCTGGACAGTTCCAACTTCAACTGATCTTGTCAAAGATGGCGCAACAGCAATCGAGACTTTAGGTGATGCAATTGATGCATCTATGAACACAGCCCTTGGTACTAAAAAGGCTGGAATGGTTTTACTGAATACAACTAGTTTTAGTGGAGTAGCCAGTCAATCTGTTTCAGATGTTTTTAGTGCAACATATACTGCATACAAAATTATTATTAGAATAACTGATACTGCAAGTGATGGTTTTATGAATTTACGATTTAGAGTATCGGGAACTGACACAAGTTCAGCAAATTATTCTTCTGCTTATTATGGTATATCTGCAGCCTTTTTAAATGATGCTGGTGGTAATTCTGCTCAAACTTCTGCTTATGTTGGTTATTCAAAAAATACCGCCGAATTTGCTTTTAGTGCTGTTGAACTCGTTAATCCATTTTTAACACAACCTACTATTTTTAACAGCATTGCTGCATACAAAAATCAGGCAAATAACATTACAATTTTGAACGCTGGTGGTGGGTTAGATAACACTACTTCTTATACAGGTTTTACTCTTTTAATGCCAGGTGGCGGAAATGCGACAGGAGTGGTGAGTACTTATGGCTACAACCTCTAAAATCTTTATTGGTATAGATGACCAAGTTATTGAATTAACTGGTTCAGATAAAGAAGCGTTTATTGCTGACAGAGATTTACGCACACAAGCAGAACGCCTACTCGAAGCCGAGTATAAAGCCAAACAAGATGCGCGTGAATCTGCTATCAAAAAGTTAGCAGAGATTGCTGGTTTGACCAAAGAAGAATTGGCAAGCATCTTATGACAAACTTCAAACCCATTGCAGCATCCTGGGCAAGATCATTTCTTGCAGGGTTAATTGCATGTTATCTAGCAGGCGTTACTGATCCAAAGATGTTGCTATCAGCCGGAATCGGTGCAGTTGCACCAGTCATCCTAAGATGGCTAAATCCTAATGATGGCGAATTTGGAAAAGTACATGTCAAAGAAAACAACGAACACTAGAGGTTGGTCTGGCAAAGATGCTGATCAATGGATGGCAGTAGCACATCTATCTGGTCGCAGTGGAGTCAAAGGCCTGTGTCTTAAAACTGTAAGACAAGCCTGGCAAATACCTGCAAAGTTCCCAAGCGCAATAAGTGCCTGGAATAACACACCTAAGAAAAACAAATTTACTGATCCTATGAAAGCACCTATTGGGGCAACTCACTTTTGGAAAGGTGGCAAGTTTGGCCATGTGGCAATTCAATCTTCTAAACCTGGCTATGTGTGGAATACTGATCTACCTGTCAAAGACAGAGTAGGAAAGATTTACTACACAGAAGTCAATGAAAGATGGGGCTACAAATATCTTGGTTGGACTAACAAACTGAATGGGGTTGATTTGAATGTCTGAAGATCACAAGATTGAAATACCTGATGTGTTTGGTGATGCACTTATACAAGTTATGAATGCAGCACATGC